CCCAAAAAATGCTCCGGGGGAATTTTTGAGACAAACAATCCACTTTTAAACCACTGATTACCTAACGTTAGGAACCATCATGTCTGAAAACCCCACCCGAATTCTTCATCAGGAAGATGTCGAAGAAGTAATCAACGTCGAAATCGAAGAGGCCGAGGTCATTCAGGACACGGAGAATGATGCCGAGTTCGCCAAGAAGGGAACGGCAGTTATCGCCTCTCCCACAGCTGACGCTGCCTCCCTCAAGACTGCCGTCGATGCAATTCGAGCCGCTCTCACGGCTTCCGGCGTAACTGCCTAATTTATTGAGTGAGCTCTGAAAGAATCTCAGAGCTCACTCAATTCTTTCCTATACATCTTGACAGGGCTCTAGGGGTTCTCAGACAAAAGCTAGGGGTCACGACCTAGGTCTGAATGTGTTGGTTGAGGGCTACTCCCACCCCTAGAGCCCAGTCAAGATGTATAGTTTTTCTTTAAACCCCTAGGTAGGGGCGTCAGTTCACACTAGAGATAATAGTTGAATAATACTTAAGCTAGATTCCGACCTGTCGCCCTACCTAGAGGTTTAAGGCCTCTTTTAAAACTACCCCTTAAGTAGTTGCGAACTCCTGCCGGAGCTACTTAAGGGGTTCTAAATGTCCATGGGATTCCCCATGAGAGTGTACTGGATTCCACAACAAGTGGGGTTCATCTTCCCGCGTCCTTTCAAGAGCCACTTCGGTGGTAAGGACTCCGGTGCACTCTCAGGGAATCCCATGGACTACCCACCATATATGTTTGTGTCCTTTTATGTGGGTGGCCACATTTGTGGGCAATGCCCCATGACCACTTTAGGAGGTGATTCACCTATGGCAGCCCCCCGTAAGGCTGTAGCTCGAACGCCAAAGGCATACAAAGCTGACATTGTTCCAGATGACGAAGTAGTAATTCGACGTCCGGCAGCAAGAACGCCAGAAGGCAGAGAGCATCAGCTTATCGCTAAGGCGTACGACTTGGCCGAAAGGCAAATCGATGACGGGACTGCCTCTTCGCAGGTGATCACTCATTTCTTGAAGCTCGGCACCGAACGCGAAAAGCTGGAACGTGCCAAGATCCAGAAGGAAACCGTACTTCTCCAATCGAAGATCGATAATGCAGCTTCGCAGGCTCGTGTCGAGGAACTGTATGGTAGGGCACTCAATGCTATGAAGGCATACGCAGGACAAGACCCAGAGGATGAAGATGAAGAGAACCTATTCTGAACTTAGACGTCTTACTTCTTTCGAAGATCGGTTCCATTATCTTCAACTCAAGGGTTCTGTTAGTGCAGAAACTTTCGGCGTTGAGCGTTATCTCAACCAGCAGTTCTATCGCTCGAAGCAGTGGAAAGATATAAGAACCGAGGTCATTGCTCGAGATGAAGCTATGGATCTTGGTATCCCGGGTCGTGAGATTTTCGAAGCAAGAAACATTATCGTGCATCACATGAATCCCATGACTCCAGAAGAGCTCCATCATGGAGAGGAACACATTCTTGATCCTGAGTTCCTCATATCTACCACTCTTCGAACACACAATGCAATCCACTATGGGGATAGTTCATCTTTGATGCAACTACCTGTGGAGCGACGGCCGGGAGACACTCGGCTTTGGTAACTATTCAACGAAGGAGAACGACATGACCTTTTCACCTCTCATCTCGGGAACCATTGCGCATAACGGTAAGTATTCTTCCCGTCAGGGACGTCCCGTCCTTAAGGTCGTTCAGCATCACTGGGCTGGTACCGGTGGTGGTATCGAGCGTATGGAAGGCCCGGATCAGGCATCCTGCTCATATGTCATCACAACCGATGGACGTATTCTTGGACACGTTCCTGAAGAATTTCGTCCTTGGACCTCGGGAAGTTTCGAAGCTGACGGAGATGCGATCACCATCGAGGTGCAGAACATCAATGGTCAGGAGTTCGGAGATGACAACCATCCATCTTCTTGGCAGATCTCTGAAGCTGCCTATGACGCGATCATTCTTCTGATTGCTGACATTGCTCAGCGATACGGTTGGGGTGGCATTGCTTGGGGCAACTATCGTGGACACCGCGAGTTCTTTGCAACAGCTTGCCCGGGTGGCTTCCTTTGGGCTCGAATGGACAACACTCGTGCTCAGGCTCAGGCCGTCTATCAGGGTGGAGAGCCCGCACCAGCTCCTCAGGCTCCAGTCGTAGAAGGTAAGTCTGTTTGGCAGCTTGCTGATGAAGTTCTTGCCGGTCTTCATGGCACAGGGGATGCTCGCAAAGCTTCCCTCGGTTCTCGCTATGACGAAGTTCAGTCTGAAGTCAATCGTCGCTTCGGTGTTGGGTCAGCCGTCCCTGAAGTCAAGTCAGTTTCTCAGCTAGCTGATGAAGTTCTGGCTGGTGCTCACGGTAATGGTGAGGATCGAGTCCGCTCTCTTGGAGACCGATACACCGAAGTTCAAAATGAGATCAATCGCCGTCTCGGTGGTGGCGGGGTAGCACCTCAGGGTGTAAACATCTCTGCTCTTGCCGATGCTGTTCTCCGTGGTGAGTACGGCAATGGCGATGATCGAGTTCGTAATCTCGGTGTTCATTACGATGCTGTTCAGGCTGAAGTCAATCGTCGCTTTGGTGGCGGTGTAGCTGCTGCTCCTGCTGCTCGTACTGTCGATATTGGTGCTCTTGCCGATGCAGTAATTCGTGGTGAATTCGGTAACGGCGATGACCGTCGTGCTCGTCTCGGAGATCTCTTCGATGAAGTTCAGGCCGAAGTAAATCGTCGGTATAGCTAATGATTAAGCAGTGGGTTGAGGAACGATTCGTCCTCTACTTGCTGATCATTTCAGTTCTGGGCTTCCTTATTGGATTCCTTGTTCCACTCTTTGTAACTTTCGTTACAAACATCCATAGCATTGGTTCATTCCTTTACGAACTGTTTGTTAAGGGAGGTGGAATAGGTGCCTGAACTGAACGACAGCATTCTCGATACTACCAAGAAGCTAATCGGGATCATGCCAGAATACACGGCATTTGATCTTGACATCATTACGCATATCAACTCAGTCTTCTTTACGCTTACACAGTTGGGTGTTGGAAAACCTGAAGGTTTCTTCATCACTGATAACACAAGTAATTGGGAAGATTTCATTGAAGAAGAGCAGATCAATGCGGTTAAGTCCCTTATGGGCTTGCGTGTTCGTCTTCTTTTCGACCCACCACAGACCGGTCCAGCTGTCGATGCTATGACTAAACAAGCAGAGATGTTGGAGTGGCGTCTACATACTCACATGGAGGGGGTGAGATATCAAGAATGGCTGACGACGCAGACGACTTCCTCCGACACTACGGAGTAAAGGGAATGCGTTGGGGGAAGAAGAAAGCTAATAACGATTCAAAGAAATCGATGACTGTCAACAACAGTAATCGAGGATCTAAGAAGACTTATGGCGGTAAAAGTCCTCATCGTAACCTCAACGTTGCACCGAAATCCGTAGATGCACAAAAGGCAATCAACTATAAGTCACGTGCAAAAACATCAGGAACCGACGCACTGAGTACAAAAGAATTGAAAGCTCTCGTAGAGAGAATGAATCTTGAAGCTCAGTATGATCGATTGAATCCACCTCAGCTTTCTCTCGGAAAGCAATTGGTGGCTACAGTTATGCCAACCGCTGGTGCATTGTTGTGGGAAAATGCTCAGGCTAGAAAGCCACAGCAACCAGTCTCAGAACAACCAGTTAGTACAGCTCTTGCAAAACCATCCACTAAACAGGTTGTGGGTGATATCTTGCTCTCCACGGGTAAGCAGGTTATCGCCAAACATGGTATAGAAATTGGTATGGCCATAGCAAAGGGTCTTCTTAAATAAGAAAGGAGGGTCGTCGATGGGCCTCTCTAATAAAGCAGTTCCTATTTACTACGGCGAATTCCGTGATAAAGTAATCCGCGGAGAAATTCCGGTAAACAAAGAGATTGCTATGGAGATGAATCGTATCGATGCGCTCATCGACGATCCTACTTTCTACTATGATGACAAAGCAGTAGATGGTTTTATCCTTTACTGCGAAAGTGAGCTTACACTCACCGATGGTAGTGATTTCCATATGCTTGATACGTTCAAACTTTGGGCGGAGCAAATCTTTGGGTGGTACTACTTCGTTGAGCGTACTGTATACGTGCCGTCTAAAGATGGTAACGGTGGACAATACGTAAAGAAGAGGATCAAGAAGCGTCTAACGACAAAGCAATACCTCATCGTTGCTCGAGGCGCAGCTAAGTCAATGTATGCAGAATGCATTCAGAGTTACTTCTTGAATGTTAACACTGCAACCTCGCATCAGATCACTACAGCGCCTACCATGAAACAGGCCGAAGAGGTTATGTCCCCATTCCGGACTGCCATTACTCGCGCCCGGGGGCCACTCTTTCAGTTCCTGACTGAGGGTTCACTGCAGAACACCACTGGCTCTAGGGCAAACAGGGTGAAACTCGCTTCTACTAAGAAGGGAATTGAGAACTTTCTTACTGGTTCGATCCTTGAGATTCGCCCAATGTCCATCAACAAGCTTCAGGGGCTTCGACCCTTTGTCTCTACCGTTGATGAATGGCTATCCGGAGATGTTCGAGAGGACGTCATCGGTGCTATTGAACAGGGTGCTTCTAAGCTGGAAGACTACCTGATTGTTGCAATTAGTTCTGAAGGTACTGTCCGTAATGGTAGTGGCGACACAATCAAAATGGAACTCCAGACCATCCTCAAGGGTGAGTTCTATGCGCCTCACATCTCAATCTGGCATTACAAGCTTGATACATTGGAGGAAGTCAATGACCCAGCAATGTGGCCTAAGGCCCAGCCTAACATTGACCTCACTGTCACCTATGACACTTACCAACGAGATGTCGAACGAGCTGAGAAAGCACCTGCAACTCGGAACGATATCTTGGCTAAGCGTTTCGGAATTCCCATGGAAGGCTTTACGTACTTCTTTACTTATGAGGAAACCCTTCCCCATAGGTATGTTCCGAACCTCCGAGGGTTACCTTGTTCTATGGGAGCCGACCTATCGCAGGGTGATGACTTCTGTGCCTTCACTTTCCTCTTTCCTCTTCCATATGAAGAATTCGGAATCATAACTCGAAGCTACATCTCTTCGAATACATTGATGAAACTTCCCGGAGCTATGCGTCTTAAGTATGATGAGTTCCGACAAGAAGGAAGTCTGCATGTACTTGAAGGTGTAAACCTCGACATGATGGAAGTCTTTGATGATGTAGATTCCTTTATCATGGAGAATGAGTTCGATGTACGATCATTTGGTTATGACCCTTATAATGCCTCAGAATTCGTAAAACGTTGGGAACAGGAGAACGGCCCATTCGGAATTGTTAAGGTTCAACAGGGGGCTAGAACGGAATCAGTTCCTCTCGGTGAACTTAAGAACCTTAGCGAAAATCGACAGCTCATCTTCAATCAAAGTTTGATGTCTTTTACGATGGGTAACTCCATCACCCTTGAAGATACCAACGGTAACCGTAAGCTTTTTAAGAAGCGTACTGAACAAAAAATCGACAACGTTGCTGCCATGATGGACGCTTTCGTTGCCTACAAGGCCACTAAGGAGGCGTTTGAATGAGTACTAACGTAGATGATTTTCTCGCGCACTATGGCGTCAAAGGTATGCGTTGGGGGAAGCGAGGATCGCGTCCTACAGAATCACGTAGGGATTACAAGAAGCGAATCAAGGGTGAGCGGCAAGCCCATGAAAAGAAAAAGCTTGAAGGTGTCATAAAGACTGCTATGAAGGGTGGCGAGGATGTCCTCGTAAAAACTCAGCTTCCCGGCGACTATGCGACAACCATCATGACCGGTAAACAGTTTGTAGACATGGCAGGTCGAGGCGCTCTCTTGAATGCTAAGACTACTGACATATTTGCAATATTGGATAAGAAACAAGGACAGTTTGTTCTTAACCCCAATCCAACCCCGGAGTATAAGCCTTCCGAAAGAAGGTAGCTAAATGTCGGAAGTTGACTAAGAAAGGTCTGATATGAGCACTGAAGTAGATGATTTTCTCGCACACTACGGCGTAAAAGGAATGCGCTGGGGTAAGCGCGGAACCAAAAAGGGTCCCGTTGACAAGGAAAAATTGAAGTCTGCTCGTAAAGAGATTTATGGTGACGTCAAGAAGTACTACAACAATAGTAAGAGCGCAAAAGTTACTGCTGGAGCAGCAGTAGCAACTAGCCTCCTTACTGGTGGGACTACCGGAAGCGTAGTTGTTGGTGTTCAAATGATGCGCGGTGCCGGATTCTCTAAGGGTAAATCCATCGCAATGGGTGCACTTGGTGGAGCTCCCGGTGCAGCTCTTGCGATCGAACTCAAAGCACGAAAGATGGCTCGAGAATGAGCGAAGTTGATGCTTTTCTCTCACATTACGGTGTAAGAGGAATGCGTTGGGGCAAGAAAAAAGGTAAAGCCGAAAAGACACCTGCCCCTCGCGCAGCTGGGTATACCAATCGAATGCAAGAAAATGATCGCCGACGTGTCGGTGGTGATAAAGGCATCGAAAAGGTCCATCAAAAGGTTGCTGAAGGTAAAAAGCTGTCAAAAGCCCGTGAAGAGGTTATGACAGAACGCTACAATCGCAATGCTAAGATTGCAACTGGCATAGCAGCGGGTGCTTACACGGCATATGTCTTTGGCCCAGTCTTAAAAGCAGCAGCTGGAATTGCTCTAGATCAAGCAGTTGTGGCTAAGAAGGCTTCTAATGGTCGTAAACATGCTGCCAATCTGTTCGCAGAAAAGCGCGGAATTGCGAACTATGAAACCATACGTCTTCAACAAAACCCAACTACTGGAAACTGGATTTAAGTATGGGTGAAGACTTAAACCCTAACGGGCTTCAAGACTAAACAGAAAGGAGGTGAATAATGGGTTTTACAGATAGACTCGCTCACGCTTGGAATGCATTTACTAGTGATTCAACAGCAAATCAGTTTGATGCATGGCGAAACGCAGGCGCAAGCTATGGGAATGTTCGACCTGATCGGGTTCGATTGCGAACTGCTTCTGATAAGTCAATCATCTCCTCCATCTATACTCGTCTAGGTATCGATGTTGCTGCAGTCAGCCTTTCGCACGTTAAGGTTGATCAAAATGGGAGATACAAGGAGACTGTAAAGAGTTACTTGAATGAATGTCTCACACTAGAGGCAAACATTGATCAAGGAGCTCGAGCATTTATACAGGATGCTGCTATGACTCTCTTTGATAAGGGAGCTATTGCGATCTGTCCGATTGAAACAACAATCAATCCAAGAACCTCAATGGCTTTCGACATTCAGTCACTTCGTATTGGGGAAATCACAGCTTGGTTTGCTGAAGATGTTCGAGTTTTGGTTTACAACGAGAAGACTGGAAGGAAGGAAGAACTAACTCTTCCTAAAAAGATGGTCGCTATCGTTGAGAATCCACTCTATACGGTAATGAATGAACCGAACTCCACTCTACAAAGGTTGATTCGAAAGCTTGCGCTGTTGGACTCAATCGATGAACAAGCCGGTTCGGGAAAACTTGACCTCATTATTCAGCTTCCATACGTAATTAAGTCGGAAGCTCGAAAGCAGCAGGCGGAGATCCGCAGGAAAGACATCGAGACTCAGCTAAAGGGATCTACTTATGGTATCGCCTATACGGATGGTACTGAGCGGATCACTCAGCTGAATCGACCAGCTGAGAACAACATGCATAAGCAAGTTGAGACACTCACTGCACAGTTGTATGCGCAGCTGGGCCTTACCGAAGATGTATTCAACGGTACGGCTGATGAGAAGACAATGTTGAACTACTTCAACCGAACGATTGAACCGATCCTATCGGCAATCACGCAGGCTATGCAGCGAACGTTCTTGTCGAAGACCGCACGGACTCAGGGTCACGCGATCATGTTCTTCCGGGATCCGTTCAAACTCATGCCGGTCAGTGACATTGCCGAATTGGGAGACAAGTTCATTCGTAACCAGATCATGACTCCGAATGAGCTTCGTGGAGTTCTGGGTATGAAACCTGCGGATGATCCAAAGGCTGATCAGTTGAACAACCCCAACGTTCCTTCTGCCAATCCTGAAGATCCCAATGCCATTCCGACAGTTCCACCACCGGAAGCAACTTAAGAAAGGAAGGTGATCCTTCAAAATGAAACCCGACTTTACCGGCTGGGCCACCGTGTACGGGATTGAGTGCGCCGATGGTCGAACCATTAAGCACAATGCATTCCTACATCAGGACAATACTAAGGTCCCTCTTGTCTGGAGCCATCAGCATGATGACCCGGAGAAGGTTCTTGGTCATGCATTTCTCTACCACAAGGAAGAGGGCGTATACACAGAAGCCTTCTTTAACGATTCTCCTGCAGGACAGAATGCAAAATTTGCAGTACAACACGGAGACGTGGACTCACTGTCGATTTATGCAAACCGCCTCAAGGAGACGAACAAGAATGTCTCCCATGGAAACATCAAGGAAGTCAGTCTCGTTCTTTCCGGAGCTAATTCGGAAGCAAAAATCGACAATGTCTACATGAGGCATGGCGATTCGGTTGAAACCCTCGAGGGTGAAGCCATCATCTATACCGGTGAGAAGATTCTCGTGCACTCGGATGATGAAAATGACAACCACGAAGGTGGAGATGAGGATTCGGAACTCGATGTTCAGGATGTCCTCGAATCTCTCGATGAGGAACAGTCAGAAATCATCCATGATTTGCTCGAAGCAGCGCTCACACACTCGGAAGAGGGACCAGAAGAACACCTTGTTCAGGCCGTCTTCAATTCCCTTACTGAGGAACAGCAGGTCGTCATTCATGGACTGATCGGCGATGCCCTCGCACAAGAAGAAAACTCGACCGAAGGAGCAAATTCAATGCCCACTCTCCAGCACGAAGGCAAGACCGTCAAGGACGTGTTCGATGCCATGACCGAAGAGCAGCAGAACGTTGTCTACTTCCTCATTGCACAGGCAATTGAGGAAAACGGCGGTTCCGCTGAGCACTCCGAACCCGACACCCAGTTCATCGCCCACGCAATTCAGGAAGGCTTCGCCAACATGCCTCGCAATCTCTTCGAATCCCACGGCTCCGGCAAGTCCGGTGAGCCCGATGTAACTCTCTCGCACGATGATCTCGCTGCGATCATGACCGAGGCTAAGAAGCCCGGCTCTACGCTGAAGGAAGCCTTCCTCGCGCACGCTGGTACCTATGGCATTGACGACATCGATGTTCTGTTCCCGGATGCTAAGGCTCTCACCAATACCCCCGACGTCATCGGTCGTCGTACTGAATGGGTTGCTGGTGTTCTCAACGGTGCTCGTCACAGCCCATTCTCTCGTATCAAGTCGCTTGCCGTCGACATCACGGCTGACGAGGCACGTGCGAAGGGTTACGTCAAGGGCAACCTGAAGAAGGAAGAGGTCATCAAGCTGCTGAAGCGCGTGACGACCCCGACCACCGTTTACAAGAAGCAGAAGCTGGACCGCGATGACATCATCGACATCGTCGACCTCGATGTGGTCGTATGGCTGAAGGCTGAAATGCGCCTCATGCTCGATGAGGAAATCGCACGTGCCATCCTCATCGGTGACGGTCGCGAACCCGACGATGAGGACAAGATCGACGAAGAGAAGCTTCGCCCGATCGCTTGGGACCACGAGATGTATGCCCACCCGGTCACTCTCCCGACCAACGTTTCCGGCGACGCTCTGGTTGAGTCCATCCTCCGTTCTCGCAAGCACTACAAGGGCACGGGCAACCCGACCATGTACACCACTGACGACATCCTGACGGACCTCATGCTCCTGAAGGACAACGACGGCCGTCGTCACTACAAGACGGAAGAAGAGCTGGCTGCAGCCCTTCGTGTCAAGAACATCGTCGTGGTTGAGGTCATGGAGTCCACTCCGGACCTGCTTGCTATCCTCGTCAACATCGCTGACTACACCATCGGTGCCGACAAGGGTGGCCAGATCTCGATGTTCGAAGACTTCGACATCGACTACAACCAGGAAAAGTACCTGATTGAAACCCGTATCTCCGGCTGCTTGACCAAGCCGAAGTCTGCGGTTGTTATCAAGCGCACCTCCGGTACCACGGTCTCCCCGACCACTCCGACGTTCAACCAGGCAACTAACACCATCACGATCCCCACCGTGACTGGCGTTAGCTACTACATCGACGACGAGGTTGTCACCGGTAACGTGACCATCACTCAGACCGAGGACGTTGAAGCTCGCCCGAACGCTGGCTACAACTTCCCGCACAACACCGACGCTGACTGGACCTTCGCTTACGTAGCACCGTAAGTCTAGTTCTTCAAAATGGCACGATTCTACGGTGAAATCGGTTACGCCGACTCTGTGGAAACGGCCCCGGGAGTATGGGAGGACGTCATCACTGAACAACAGTACTTTGGTGACGTCCTCCGTAACTCTAGGCAGCAGAGTGTTAGTGATGATGTAAATCCTGACATCACTGTGGGAAATTCGATAAGCATCGTTGCTGACGATCGCGCTTTGAATAATTTCGTTGCCATGCGTTATATCAAGTGGGCGGGGATGCGGTGGCTCATCTCAGAGTTTGAGGTACAGTATCCTCGCCTTATCTTGCGTTTAGGAGGACGGTACAATGGGCCAACGCCCTGACCTACACGAAATCCTAAAGACGGTGTTAGGTAGTACAAACGTATATTATCAAGCCCCACCGTCTACTGGTATGGCGTATCCGTGCATCATCTACAAAACGGATAATGTCGATACCAAATACGCCGGGAACCGTCCATATAGTCATCAGAAGCGATATTTGGTCACGTCCATTGACAGGAATCCTGACAGTGTGACCCCGAGCAAAATTGCTGACTTACCAACGGCTAGATTTTCTAGTCGTTTCGTGGTTGATGGTCTCAACCATGAAGCTTACAACCTCTATTTTTAGGAGATAAACCATGGCAGTACTTACATGGGATAACGTTGGAGAGCGGTTCTTCGAAACCGGCGTCGACAAGGGCGTACTCTACATTCCCAATGGATCTGGTGTTTACGACAATGGTGTGGCTTGGAATGGCCTCGTCAACGTCACGGAAAGCCCCTCTGGTGCTGAAGCTTCGGCACAGTACGCAGACAACATTAAGTACCTGAACCTCTACTCGGCTGAAGAATTCGGCGCAACAATCGAGGCCTTCACCTACCCGCTCGAATTCATGCAGTTCGATGGTATCGGTACTCCGACGGCTGGTGTCTACGTTGGTCAGCAGACCCGTAAGCCATTCGGTCTTGCCTACCGTACTCGGGTTGGAAACGATGTAGCAGGTGCGGAACTCGGATACAAGATCCATCTCGTTTATGGCGCGATGGCATCTCCTTCCGAGCGGGCTTACGGTACGATCAACGACTCGCCTGAGGCAATGACCATGAGCTGGGAGCTGACTACAACTCCGGTTGCAGTTTCTGGTTACAAGAGCACGGCTATCCTTACGGTCGACTCTACCAAGGTTAACGCAGCTCGACTTGCTGACCTTGAGACGATTCTCTATGGTGCCGCTGGTGTTAACCCTCGTCTGCCTCTGCCGGGTGAAATCATCACTCTGATCGCATCTGGTCTGACTACTTCGGGTACTCCGACTCAGCCGTCCTACAACGCGACCACTGACCAGATCACCATCCCGACTGTCACCGGTGTTGAATACTTCATCGATGGCATCAAGCGGACCAATGGTTCTCTGGTTACCATCACGCAGAACACCATCGTCCGGGCTTACCCGGCTGCTGGTTACAAGTTCCCGGCCAACGTGGACGACGACTGGCTCATCGTCTACTCGTAGCCATAAAGGAGGGAGGTGTAACCATGGAATCACTACTAGTAACCAACGTCCTGCTATTGATCATTGCGATCGTACAGGTAGTTGGCGCAGTACGAAGGTAAACACCAATCTCTATAGAAAGGAGACCAGAGAATGCTTACGATCACTATTCCGGGCGAGGAATTCTGGGATGACGAGAAGGAGCGATTCTTCACAGTCAACGACACCACGCTCGAAATGGAGCATTCTCTGGTCTCTCTTTCAAAATGGGAGGCCAAGTGGGAGAAACCCTTTCTTGGCTCTGGCGAAAAAACCCCGGAACAGATATTGGACTACATAAAGTTTATGACTTTGACTCCCAATATTCCTCCGGAGGTTTTCCTCAAACTTCAAACACATCACTATGAGCAGATCAATGCTTATATTGATGCAAAGATGTCTGCTACTTGGTTTAACGAAAGCATCGCAAAACCGGGTCCTAAACGTAGGGAAGTGATCACTGCTGAGATCATTTACTATTGGATGGATTCATTCGGCATCGACTTAGAGTGGGAAAATCGACATCTTAGTCGGTTGTTTACCATGATTAAAGTACATAACGAGAAGAATCAGCCCGAGAAGAAGGTCGATAAGAAGGCCATCATGGAGCGAAACCGTCGCCTCAATGAGGAGCGTCTCGCAAAGCTCGGCACTAGCGGATAGAAAGGAGGTCGTCCATGGTAGCGCTAACTTGGGGGGATCTAGGTCAGCGATTCTATGAAACTGGAATCGATCGTGGCGTATTGTTTATCGACAACGTTGCAGTTGCTTGGAATGGTTTAACCACCGTGAACGAAACCTCTACCGGAGGAGAATCCAATCCGTTCTATGCTGATGGTCTAAAGTATTTGAACCTTTCTTCAAGGGAAGAGTACGAGGCCACAATTGAAGCATGGTCGAGTCCACCAGAGTTTGACGTCTGCTTAGGAAAGATTAACTATAATGGTCTTATACTAAGCGGACAAACTCGCAAACCTTTTGACTTTAGTTACCGAACACGTATTGGTAACGACTTGGATGGGGTAGAGCACGGATACAAGATCCACATCGTTTATGGTGCGATGGCTAAACCATCAGAAGTACAGAATCAAACTCTGAATGATTCTCCGGAACCAGTCAAATATAGTTGGAAGATCACGGCAATGCCTCAGACAATCGATGGCTTGCTCCCTTCTGCACATTTTACTATTGACTCACGAACGATATCTGCGGATTTGTTGGCTGACTTGGAAGCAGTCCTTTATGGGTCACTAACTTCTGATGCTTACATTCCCCCAGCATCACACTTCCAAAACATGATCGATTCTTCGACATGGATTGAGATTGTAGCCTCACATGACAATGGTGCATATTACACCGATGAGCTATTGAGGGTACATCAAAGTTCTGATGCACCACAGCTCGTTCCTTCTGGTCGTAATGTTATTTGGCTAGACATGTCTGGTGGCGACTATGCCACGCTCAAACTAGTTACCGGAGATTAATATGGCAATTACAGATCTACTTCTCGCAGGTAAAGTGGTGGTCGGTGAGCCAGACCTTGATGATGGCGAGGTCTCCCCTCTTCCACTTAATCCTGATGGTCGCCTTCGCGTGGCCTCAAAGCCGGGATATTTCGATCCCAATACGGCAAACCTTCTAAACGTCGGTGAAACTCTTCCTGTTGATGTTACTGACGCATCTAATATCGTTATTCACATCAAGAATACAGGAACGGTAACACTAGCTGCAGGCACCTTCATATTCGAAGGTTCTATCGACTCAACAAATGGGACTGATGGAACTTGGTTTGCAATTCAAGCAGCTCGCTCGAACTCAAACACTGTAGAACTTCAAAACCCAACATTCTCAATTGCAGCTGGCGCAGGAAACACTTATGCTTGGGAAGCATCAGTAAATGCAGTTCGATGGATACGAATTCGATGCTCAGTAGCACCTACCGCGAGTGCGATTCCTACATGGACAGTTATTCGTGGTACTTATGCAACGGAACCGATTCCGGCTCTACAGACTCACGCGGTTACGGGTTCTGGTAACTTCCTTGTTGCTCCCGCTTCTGGAACTACCTACAACGCTGTTTCTACAGCATCCACTAACGCTGCAGTAGTTAAGTCAACCGCTGGAAACCTCTGTGAGATATCGGTATTTAACCCGACAGGTGCCACGGTTTACATTAAGTTGTACAACAAAACTACAGCTCCCACCGTTGGTACTGATGTCCCAGTAGCTACTATTCCAGTTGCTGCTGGTGCATTTATGGAAATTCCATTTGGAACTAACGGTAAACGTTTCGCTACCGGTATTGGTATTGCTACCACAGCAGGCGCAGCAGCTACTGACGTTGCAGCCATTGGTGCTGGCGTACAAATCAACGCAACACATCTGTAAATATGAACCTTCGGAAGGAGGAACCTAATGTCCGAACTATCTTGGAACAACCTAGGCGAGCGTTATTTTGACGCCGGAGTCGATCGAGGCGTACTTTACCTCGAAGATGGAAGTGGAGTTCCATGGAATGGACTAATTTCCGTTTCGGAGTCTCCTTCCGAAGGTTCATCTAACCCTAGATACTATGAAGGGGTCAAGTACCAACAACGATCTGGCAATACAGAGTTTTCGGGAACAATCGAAGCCTATATTTTCCCAAGAGAATTCGGTGAGTATGATGGAACGGCGGAATCCGAGAATGGATTCATTGCCCATCAGCAAAAACGGAAGCCGTTTGGTCTTTCTTACCGAACTCTTTTCGGAAATGACATTTCAGGTACTGAACACGGGTACAAAATTCACGTTGTTTATAACGTACTTGCTGCCCCTTCTGATAAAAACTATGAATCTCTAAGTGAAGACGTAGAACCTCTTACGTTTTCTTGGACGTTCTCTACAATGGCAGTTCGTCCTATCACAAACCCAGAAGTTATTCCCACTTCTCATGTGACAATCGATGCCAATTCCATGAACGCTACCCAAAAGCGCTTCGTTGAGGAATATTTGTACGGATCAGTAGCGCAATCAGCTCGTATTCCAGACCTTGATGATCTTATTTACTGGTTCAAGAATACCCTCGTTACTTTGGTAATTAACCAAAATGTAAACACTGGAACATCCCCAACTGTTGAATCTCTAACTGTAGATGGTGACTTAAGGGGGCGAACTAGCGAGGGTAAGTATATCTTGGCAGATAATTCTCGTTTAGTTGAAACCTCTGCCGGATCAGGCATCTACAGATTGGAAACCTAATGGGTGCACCTTATGATAATATTCCGGGCATTGACTCGGATGATAACTTTCATCCGGATATTAGAGCTGCTATAGCAGCATCGCCGGAACTCACTGCTCTATTTGCTCAGAAAAATGAGCTAATAGGTAAAGCTTATGGAGCATATACATATAGCACTCCAGCGACTTCATATCCTGTCGGGATTTCGAACTTCATAGCAGGTCCAGAAGGTTCATGGACGTTCGGTAATGGCCAAACATATGCCCAAGTGGTTACGTATCGTGCACCTACCTTTGTGGGTGGTACTACACAGTGGGCTTATCCGTATACCGACGATACTGCTCCAGTAACATGGCGCCAGTGGGAGTATAATGCTTCTTCGTGGGGTCCTTGGCACACTATTCAAACACTAATTGCAACAGGAACTACGGGTCAATATTACCGAGGCGATAAGACTTGGCAGACATTGAATGCGGCTGCGGTCGGTCTCGGTAGTGTAAACAACACATCAGATGCAGACAAACCAGTATCTACTGCTCAAGCAGCGGAAGATGCTAAATTGGCTAAAGGTCTGGTTTACAAATCTCTTGTTGCTACCTCAACCGGTACAGTCGTCGATGCAATTATTAACAACATTCCTACGTTCACTTTCAAAGCAAATCGCCATTATCGAATCGTTTGGGACTTCTCACATTATGCTAGTGGAAACGCAGATTCACTGTTCTATTGTCACATAGCGTTCTGTAACGTAGGCGATGCTGCAGCATCACTGACTGGGCTCACCACAATAGAAGGTCGCACCAAAGGTTTAATTACCACATACGCTCTAGGAAGCACCCAGTACAATGGCCCGATTAGCTTCCCGTATGCTCCAGGAGCTTCTGATGTAACTACTCAGATTAAGTTCCGCGCAACTCGTGTCCTTGGTGATGATGGAATTATCATCGTTGGTAATGGTAATGAGCGAGCTCACTATCTCATCTATGACGATGGTATGCAGATCTAGGAGAATTAATGGCGAAAGTCAAAGTTTGTCGACAAGAAGTTGATGAAGAGAATCAATTGAGTTGGGTGGTATCGGAGATCGAAGAAGAAGATCTCCGAGATGGAGAACTACCCTACATCGAACCTCCAGTCTTTACCATTCCTAACTCGTAACAATTCAAAATGGGAGTCGTTAATGCCAAAGATCTCCTTCGGTTCGAAGGGAAACTTCAATAAAACCGAAAAGTTCCTCTCGGCAATGTCCCGGGGAGATATCTTCAAACATCTCAATGAACTAGGAGAGCTGGGAGTTTCAGCTCTGGCATCAGCGACTCCCACAGATTCAGGTGAAACGGCTGGAGCTTGGGGATTCAAAGTCTCTAAAGGTTCCAGCCGTACCACTATTGAATGGACAAACTCTCACATAGTGGATGGTGTTCCAATCGCAATCATATTGCAGCATGGACACGGTACTGGAACTGGTGGATATGTTCAAGGTAGGGATTACATAAATCCAGCTATTAAACCAGTATTCGACAAAATTGCAGATAGAGCATGGAAGGTGGTGACTTCTGCATGAGCAGCATTGACGAGCGCGTCGTCCAAATGAAGTTCGACAATGCCCAGTTTGCAAAGGGCGTTGCGGACACGAACCAATCTCTGGCACAGCTCAAGAATGGTCTCAACCTCGATGCTCAGGCTGCGAGTTTGAACAACCTTAATGCTGCTGGAAGTCGGTTCTCTCTTGCTGGAATGGCTGCCAGTCTTCAAGAGGTAACATCTAAGTTTAGTGCTCTTGGTATCATGGGTGTCACTGCCCTTGTTAATATCACTAACCAAGCAGTTAACGCCGGTCTTAACTTTGCAAAGTCATTCTCTGTTGCTCCTATTATGGAAGGCTTCAGTGAATATGAGCTCAAGATGGGATCGATTCAGACCATTCTGGCAAATACTGCCCAGCATGGAACCACACTCGATAATGTTAAGCATAGTCTTGAAGAACTAAACCATTACGCAGACAAAACCATCTATAACTTTGGTGACATGACCAGAAACATCGGTTACTTCACCAATGCTGGTATTAAACTAGAAGATGCTACTGCGATGATTAAAGGTTTCTCTAACGAAGCCGCATCTTCAGGAACAAATGCGATGCAGGCTGCTGGTGCTGCATATCAGCTTTCTCAAGCTCTTTCCAAGGGTAAGATTACTCTGGAAGACTGGAGATCGTTGACCAATGCAAGTATGGGTAGCAAGAACATGCAGAATGGCCTTATCGATATTGCTAAGGCTATGAATACCTTCTCTGGTAAAGGTACCGATGCTACAGCAGTGGCTAAGGACTTCAATGGATCCTTGGAAAAGGGTTGGTTGACTGCTGATGTTATGTCAACATATTTGCGAATTCAGGCTGGTGAACTCAGTGCTGAACAGATGAAGAATATCGGTCTTAGTCAAAAGCAAATTGACGCGTTCATTAAGCAGCAAAAGACTGCAGAAGAAGCTGCCACTAAGGTTCGCACTTTTACAAACCTTATTGGTACCTTGAGAGAAGGCGTGGGATCTTCCTGGGCTCAGACTTGGGAACTATTGGTTGGTGACTTCAATGAAGCTACCGATTTGTTCACGAACGTTAGTAACACTCTTGGTGGAATGATCCATCATGCCGGTGAAGCTCGAAACAATCTGATCAAAGACTGGGTTGCTCTCGGTGGTCGAACAGCAATTATCGAAACATTGGGTAGCATCTTTAACTCATTGGTCGATGTTGCTAAGGCAATAGGTTCTGCATTCCGTGAGATATTCCCTCCAGTAACAGCACAGAGTCTTTTCGATCTGACCAATAAGTTCAAAGCATTCTTCTTGAACCTAAAGCCAGGTCCTGAAACTCTCGAGTTGATTAAGAGAACAGCAAAGGGTGTCTTTGCAGTTTTCGATATCGGTTGGGCAATCATCCAAGCTGTTTGGGGTATATTTGAACGACTGTTCAAGTCCATGGATGGTGGCGGAAACAGTATTCTCCAGATCACTGCACGAATTGGTGACTTCTTAGTTAAAGTTCGGGATACCGTTCGTAATGGCGAAGCATTTGGGACTTTCTTCTACAAGTTGGGTGAATATCTAAGGATTCCAGTTAAATGGATCACAGAGCTGGTCGGTAAGATTCCAGCTTTGATGGATAAACTTCCTGCTCTTATGGAAAAGCTCAAAGAGTTTAAGCCAGATTTCAGTGGATTCCAAGGAGCAATCGAGAACCTTAAAGAAGGTATTGCAAAGCTCAAACCAACTGGCGAATCAATAGCCAGAATATGGGATGGACTTATAGCTATCTTCAAAAGGGCTTTGGAGATTGGGCAAACTCTAGCTGCGAAGCTCGGTGAAGCCTTTAAGAAACTCGGCGGCGGTATGCAAGAAGCCACCGAAGGTGTTAACTTCCAAACCATTCTTGGTATGTTGGGTGTTGGTGCCCTTGGCGGTATCCTTATCGTTGTAAAGAGGTTCTTCAGTAACATCATGGGTGTTATTGAGGACTTCAAAGATGGGGATGGAATCCTTGGAACCATCAAGGATGCATTTGGTGGAATCACTGACGTTCTGGGTCAAATGCAAGCGACCCTGAAAGCCAGTACGCTTCTTATGATTGCCGCAGCTATTGGTATCCTTACCATTTCCGTTGTTCAGCTGTCTAGGATCGATGCCGAAAAGCTACCAGCAGTTCTATCGGCTATAGCAATCATGTTTGCACAGCTGTCTGCAGCTTTGGCTGTAATGGACAAAATGAACATCATGTCAAGTGTAGGAAATATGGCTGCCATTGGTACTGCTATGATCCTTCTTGCTGTTGCCATTAAGATTCTAGCATCTGCTATGGAAGATCTCTCTAAGCTCAGTTGGGAAGAAATTCTTAAGGGTCTTGCTGGTGTTACTGGTCTGCTTATTGGACTAGCTTCTGCTGTACGAATAATGGGTCCTCAAGTAGGGAATCTTGCTGGGACTGGTATCGCTCTTCTTGCGATTGCTGGTGCTATCAAGATTCTTGCTAGTGCTTGCCGTGATTTCTCCAGTCTCAGCTGGGAGGAAATCGCTAGGGGGCTTACTGGAGTAGGTACGGTTCTTGGTGCACTCGCTATATTTACGAGGATCGCTCAAGTAAACAAGGGGGCAGTGGCTCAGGCTGCTGGTCTTGTTCTTCTTGGTGTTGCTTTGAAGATTATGGCAAGTGCAGTTTTGGACTTTGCAAATATGAATCCCTCTACGATTCAGCAGGGTCTCGGCGCATTGACTGGTGTGTTGTTTGTTCTGGCTGGATTTACGCAAATTGTGAAGCCTGCTGGAATGATATCCACTGCCACAGCAATGGTTATTCTCGGTGGTGCTCTGAAGATCATGGCTACAGCTGTGACTGACTTTGGAAATATCCCTTGGGAGATACTAGGTCGAGGCCTAGCTGGAATGGCAGGCGCACTAGTGGCCATTGGTCTTGCAATGCATCTTATGCCTAAAGACATAGTTTCTAAATCCGTAGGTTTGGTTATCGTTGCTGCAGCACTCAAGATCCTAGCTGATGTATTGGGTCAATTGGGTGGTATGTCCGTTGAGGAAATTGGAAAGAGCCTTATTACTTTGGCTGGTTCCTTGCTCCTTATCGCGGTAGCTCTAAATGTTATGAATGGAGCCTTGGCGGGAGCCGCTGCTCTTATCATCGCTTGTGGAGCTCTTCTTATGCTTGCCAATGTCCTAAAGACACTGGGTGGTATGTCTATCGAAGAGATCATTACGGGTCTTGCTACTCTTGCTGCATCACTTGCTCTTCTTGG